TTACAAAAAGATATTATTTCCCCAACGCATTCTTTATTATTCCAATATCTTTTTCCACATGAGCAAGATTTAGGTCTATTATGTGTTTTGTATAATGCACCACAATTTTTACATATCCATTCCTTCATTCTTAAAGTATTTATTCCTTTTTCTACTTGGACAGTTGTTTCTTTCTTTTTATCTTCGAGTTGTTGGGGTAGTAAGGGTGTTTCTGTCATATTCCCACCCAGCCTCTTTCACGTATATAAAAGAATTGTTGTCCGTCTTTTATTTTAGAAAGAATGCCACCAACGAACATTATAAATTCTTGATTAGAAATTTTCATATTAAAATCTATGCCTTTTCGTATACATTCAATAGCTGATCCAGCGTTATTTTTGCTTAGTTTTTTTATATTTTTGTCCATTTTAGTTTTTCCCTTAGTTTGTTTATTTTGTTTATTTTTCTTTGTCTGTTGTGTTTATCGTTTAATTTTTTAACGACGTCTTTGTGTGTTTCTCTGTATTTTTTATTTGCTCTTCTTTGGGCTTCGCTTGTCATGTTTTTTAAATACTGAATTTATTGATTTTTCAAATCTTGCCAAAAAAGCAAGTCTATATTTTTTATTCATTTCGTCATGATCCTTTTTAGTTTTAGGCTTAGAAGCGTCTAAAAATCCCGCCTTGTACATCTCAATCAATGCTTCTCTTAAATTTATAGCCTCTTGTCCTTCGTTCATATTGTGTTTAACTCCTTTATTGCTTTTGCTGATTTTTCTATTTCTTCGTTTAATTTCTTTGTAGCTTCCAAAACGCTTATACTCTCATCGTCTGAAGCCTCAACAGAAGCAACTAAGCCAATATCTAGCATTTGATAGTTTCCTAGATTAAACTTTTTAGAAACTGAAACTTCAATTATTCTCATAATCTCCCCCTCTCGTACTCATGAGCTAAACAATTCATAGTTTCAACTATATCGGCTTGTTTTTCATCTTCCAGGACTTCGTTTAAATATTGCTCTTGATCCTTCTGCTCTTCGTATAAATCGTCTGCATTTATTTCTTTTTTCATTTTAAAACCTCTAATAAATTACTAACGTATTCGCATACGCTTAATTTATTTCTCTTAGCAATTCTTTTAAGTCTAGGAATTAACCTTTTCTGAATTCTTATTGTTTGTGTTTTCATTGTGTGAATTTGAAGGGCGGTTGTGCGCCCTCTTTTTTGTGTGATTACTCTCGGCTTAGTCATCGGCTTTGGCGGAAGGCGTCCCACCTTCCTTTTATTGGATATTCTCCAACACCTCAGTAGTAAGTGTAACATTATGACACATAACTAGTATTTAAATGTTTCGGTTGTACTATCTAACCCATAAATTCAATGGTTTATTCTTAATTAACCACAAAGCTCTAATAATTCCCTCGGCAATATGCGAATAATTTCCAAATATTTTAAATTGTGTTTTTCTCGACGGAGAAATTATATATTCGAATTGAATAGAAGCTAAAGAAGCAATTAGCTCGTCATCGTCTAATAATTTTATTTTTTTACCTTCCATCATCGTTAATAAATTCAAATACATGTCTTCTTTTAATGCTCTGGTCATTTTCTGATCGTCTCTGTCTAAACTCCTGGAAGCGTTATTTAATCCTACAACTTTATTTTTAACGGAACTATCTCGAAGCAACATGTCAAACACTCCAGCACCAACTCCGTTATCGTCTATTCCAATCTGTTTAAATTTGTAAATTTGGTGCAAACTCTCAATTTTATTTTTAACATCTGTTAAATATACATTTCTCATTGTGATATTTTCAACTTGTTCGTTGTTTATTGCGTCAAATATTTCGAATGTGTTTTCATCCCCGCCCATTCTAGCAATATCGCAACCTAGAAAATAATTTCCATAGTTTACATTCTCACGTCTTTTTAGGACACAAATCTTTTTAATTAATTCGTCTGAAAAAACTCTTTTCAAATCGTCTAAAAATTGTGCTAGATATTCTTGAGCATAAACTAATTTTGATAAATTAGCCTTTTCTCTTTCTAAATGTTCTTTGTCTATTCTAGGATTATCTTCCGAACTGCAATAGAATTTAACAAAATCATCTCTTTTACTTGCTTCGTAGAAATAGCCAACTTTTCCCGCGGGCGTACTCAATAAGTCCATTGTCCCGCCTGTTACTGCAAGCATGGGCGTGATAGCTTCAAAAACTTCATTTGGAACTCTAGACGCCTCATCAATAAATAGATCCGTGATTGTATATCCTCTAATTCCTTCGCCACTTAATCCTGTTGGCAAACACATTATAATGGATCCATTTTTTAGTTTTATTTCGTGTTTTGTGGGCTTATCTTTGCCCATTTTGATAGATTTTGGATTAACTGCCATTATGTAATTTAAAACTTTGTTAAAGAGATTGTAGGCTTGTCTTTCTGTTGTGGCTAGAATTAAAACGCTTCTATTTGGCTTATTTAATGCTCTAGCGCCCGCTTTTATTGAAGCCGCTGTTGATTTCCCCACTTGACGCCCACATAACAAAAAACAACTCTTTTCTTCCTCAATATATTTCTTCTGCCAATCGTCTAACGTTTCCCATGGTCTTTGAATATTATACTCCATATGTCTCCTTTTTATGACATTCTTTGCATAAACATTCTAGCTTATCGCCACTAACTAAAAGCTGAGCTCTTATGACTTTATAAATTTCGTCCCAATTAAGAATTCCGTGTTTGTGGTGCACTTCAATTTTAACAACATTATCTTTAGCAACAGAAGCATGCACACCACATTTAGAGCATTCGTAATTGGCTTTTTTAAGACATTCTGAGCGTTCTTTTGATCTTAACCATAACATTCTAAGCGCTGACTTAATCCTGGCGTCTGGCGTTATTGTGTTATCTTTCATTGTTTCAATAATTCCCTTAATATTCTAAAATCGTATAAAGATCCATCGCTTTCAATTCCTATCTTTTTACTGAATGCCCAGAATTCTTTCTCTGTTTTTGGCTTTATTTCAAATTTATCGTATAAATTCTTTAAATATGTAGTTCTTGCTTCTATTTCTCTTTTTTCTCTATTTTCTATCAATTTATTAGTACATCTTGACTTTTCTATCTGTCTCTGTTGAATTTCTATTTTCTGATTTTTCATAACATCTAATTTCTTCAAAGTTATTGACTTCTCAAGATCTAACGTTTTTAGTTTTCTTTCTAAAAACTCTATATCATTTGAAAAGTGATCTTTTACTAGCTGATTTATGAGAGTTCCACGCCCTTCAATCTTTTCAACTAGATCAATCGCTTCATCATCAAAATAAATCATTATGTTTTTACCCATTTTATTGTGTATATCTATATCTATATAAATATATATATACTAATATATAAATGTATCGTTTTGCAATCCGAATGATTGCTTTGTAAGCTCCGCAGAGATTACACTTTTTGTTCGTGTCTCTCCAAAAGCTACGAAAGATCACAAAACGTACGTAACGTGCCCCCACGCTCGCTCATCGAAACATTAATAAATATAATTTACTTGTTTTTTTGATAGTCAAAAAAACAAACAATAGTTAATTTATTTATTCACTTAGCTAACCTTAGTGCACAAACGAACGTTCGGCTTCTTTAAGATTAGTCGAGCCACGATACAAAAAGTTCCATAGGAAACGTAGGTCCATAGGAAATGAAGGTTCCAACCTCTATTTCATGTGGAAACTAGTTTTTGGGCCCTGGAAAGTCTCTACAACCAAGATTATACGAACTTTCTTACGTGTAAATCTATATTTTACGTGTGATCTACATAGGAAATATACCCTTGTTTTGTGTTTCCACAGGAAATACACCCTAATCCACCTCTATTTCCTGTGGAAAATGGCACACCTTAGTTTCATGTGGAAATTCTTAGCGACTTTGGGGGGGGGAACGGACGTAGGGGGGGGGCGTTATCACCAAAATTTTTTTTAAAAATTATAATAGAAAAATATAAATAGTCACATATTGTAATTTAATCATGCCAACCGAAGTAATAGAAGCGACACCAATACAAGAAGTACTAGAGAACGAAACAATAAACGTTGGGATTAAAGTTGTAAAAATTGATCAAACACCAATAGTTTTAGATAATAATAATTTTGCTTTAATCTCAGTTTTAAATAAATTATGTGATGCTATCGAGAGGCTAGCACGTTCAAAATGAGTTTCACATTAGTAACTAGCCAGTCAATAATTAGAGCGGCAGGTACTAACGTCTCAGCAACAGCAATCGCAAGCGGACAACTAATCGCAGACATCGCAGATAAAGCAGAAAGTAAATTTTGCGAAGCCGTGGATTACGATTTAATTACAGAGTACGCAAACATTGCAACAAACTTAAAACCAGTTATTGCAGACGCCGTAGCATGTGCTGGCGCTATGATGTTAATAGCTTACGATCCAACAGGTTATCTTAATAGTGAAAATCAATTAATTCTTGATGTTCTAAACAACGAGTATGAAAAAATCGTTGGATCAACAAAGAATAGACAAAAGAAATGGACTAAGCTCGGGAGTTCATAAATGGTGATAAATTCTTTAACAAGGGATTTCAGAGGGAAATATCCAAATAGCTCTATTGCTTCTTACGATTGGACGGATATCACAAGCGGACAGGGTTTTGTAACTTTTTACCCTTCAATAGCTCAAAACTCAATAGGAACATATTATTTATTATCTTCTCAAGCAATAGGGTCAGCTTCTACAACAGGAACTTTTGCAGAAACAAGCGAAAAAAGTTTTTATTCAAATCCTTTTATATTGCCAAAAACAATAAACGGAAAATGTGTTTTATCGGGATATGCAGATTACACAAGTGGCGGGGGAATTATTTTAACGGCAAAACTTTCTTTAGTCCCAAAAGATAAAACAATCGGATCTTCAATTGCAACCTCAGCGGGAGAAGTTTATTATAGTGCGGATTATACTTTTACGCTAGTAAAAACAATAACCCCAATTTTTGATTTTGTATTTAAATCAACAGCACAATTAAAAAACACTTCTCCCGACGGAGAGAGTGCATGCAGATATAAATTTTATTATTTAGATGGAACTACGGAAATAGTAGAAAATTTAATAGCCATAGGAGGAGTATATGCAACATATGATTTTCTAAATCCGAATCCAAATAAAATTGTTTCAAAAATAGAGATTTATTTAGCTAGGGGTGGTAGCAGTGGAACGGTATACGAGAAAGATAGTATTGTGTATGGCATTACAATAACGGATTTATCTACTTCGGTGTCTAGTCAAGCAGCAAGTTCAGACCAGGGAATATTATTGGAGTTATATATCCCGCAAACCATAATTAAAACAGATGAAATTTTAATCCTTAAATTAACGAAAAGCGGTGGTACGGGAAGTTTTGTTTGTGATCCTCAGCATATAGTAAATACAAAAGAAACTCTAAAACTAAACATTCCGTATAAAATTGATTTATAGAAAAATCTATAAACAATGAAAACATAAAAAAACAATGAGTAACCTAGACATATCAAGATCAACAACAAGCGATTACAATAATACTATCGATAATTTTGAAATAGATCCAAAAAATACAGACGGCATTTCTCCAGGAACAGAAACAACATATATAAATCCGCTTTGGACTAAACATTGGGGATATTTCAACGAACACCCAGAATTAAAGAGCGCGATATTAATGAAAGCCGTGTGGATTGTTGGAAAAGGTTACGAATGCGACGCTGACACACAAGTTATTTTAAATCATATAACAGGAATGGGAAAAGATACATTTGACGACATTCTGTTTAACATGGAAGTTTGCAGAAGAGTTGGACGTGATAGTTTCGCTCAAATAGTAAGAGATAAGGAAACAGGAACACTATTGAATTTAAAAGTTTTAGATCCTTCTTCTATAAGAATACACATAGACGGAAACGGAATTATAGATCATTACGAGCAAGTAACTAAGTTTACTAACAAAGGCATTATAAATAGAATTAAAAATTTTGTAGGTTTTAAGAAAGTTATTGAATTAAAAAGCAATGAAGTTTTTCATCTATCTAATAATCGTTTAGCCGACCAAATTCACGGCATTAGCGACATTGAGAGTTTAGATAAAAATTTAAGAGCCGACTTAGAAAGTTTTGACGACACAACAAAGATTATGCACAGACAAGCACGTCCCTTTATTATTTGGAAATTAAAAACAGATGAAACAAATAAAATAAATGATTTCGTCACGAAAATCTCAAACGTTAGAAACAGCGGAGACGATTTATTTATCCCAGACGACGAAAATTTAGTCACTTACGAAGTGGTTAAATTGGATCCTTCCGCCATGGTGCTTTCCTGGCGTCAGGAAATCAAGAACCGATTTTACAGAGCCTTAGGACTTCCACAAGTTATTTTCGGATCAGCTAACGGCGGAACAGAAAGCGGATCTAAGGTTGAATATTTGGCACACGAACAAGTTTTCGAGAAAGACCAAAGATATTTAGAAAAACAAATTAAAAATCAATTAGGCTTAGATATTAAATTAATTTCTCCTGTTTCTCTTTTAGAGGCGTTACAGCAAGACGAAACAAAGGACGCACAAAACGCTTTAACTATGCAACAAAACGACATAACAGCGGGGAGTGGTAAATAATGGCGACTATTGAAGCAAAAATGGCTAGGAAGAAAAGAATAGCCGACGAAGGAAATAACGCAATAGAACAAAGAAAAAAAGACATGGGCGTTTCTGTTATGACTAGACCAACAGGGACAGACGTTTCTCAAAACGTCCCAAGAACACCCGAGACAGCTTTAAACAGCGCGTTAGAAGGACAAGCAAGAGAAAAAATAAAAACATTCCAACAAAATGAAGCTATAAAAAATAAATTACTATCGGAAGAAGAACAGAAAATCATGTCGGAACAGAAGAGCGCAGAAATAGCTCAAACGGAAATACCAAAAACGGAAATAGATCAACAACCAATAATCCCACAGGGAGCGGACGCAAGTTTTTTAAATATTCCTCAAAATTCCGCAGGGGAAACAACAGGAATAAATTCACCACAGGCACAAGCAAGCGCAGAAACAGCGGGACAAGCGGGCGTACTTAGTGCGGGAATTATTGGTACAGGACTTATTGGCGGAACAATCGCTTCTGCCTCTTCGCAAATAGCGGGACTATTTAGAGGCGCAGATATAACAGCAAGAACAGCAACAACAGCAAAAACAGCATTTTCACTTAAAAAAGCTATTGCCGTTGCTTCAAGTGTTGGCGCGCCAATTCTTTTAAGATCTATGGCAGGAGACGCTAAGGGTATTTTAGGAAATTCTAAAGCGGAAGTGGCGGACACTATTTCCGCGCTAAAAGAAGGAGCTATTGACTACCCAAGCGCTCTAGAGAAATTTAAAAAAGCGAAGGGTAACGTTATGAGCGCAAACAATGATCTAAACAGATTGGGATCTCTAAACGTTTTAAATTGGTTAGGAATTAAGGACACGTTGGTAGATTACGAATACGCTCTACAAAAGAACGGAGACTTTGATTTATTAGAAAGAGAATTACTAAGAACTGAGGCAATGAGGAGAACTGGTTTACAATGAGCAAAAAAAAATCACAATCTAAAGAAATAATTTGGAATATCATAAATTGTTTATTAGCGGGTGCTTTAGTTTTGTTTGGTAATTTTGCAAGTGGCGAAATAACTCCGAAGGGTATTTGTGCGGCTATTGTAGCTTTTTTTATCGTTGCGGTTACTCAATTTAAGAACTATTGGGACGGAGAAAAAGGCGAATACGCTTCTAGAATGTTTACTTTTATAAGTTTCTAAAAACCAAAAGATTTAAATACTAGTAACATTATGTTACATTATGGCAGATGAAACACAAACACCAACGCAAGACAATTCTAACAATACTATTTCCATTCTTGAAAGAGCTGAGCGACTTAATAAAGAAACCCAAGAAGCAGAAGCGAGAATGGCGGGACATAGAAAACAAATCGAAGAATTAGAAACTAGGCGGATCATGGGCGGCGGAACAATAGGCGGATCTATACATAAAACACCCGAGCAATTAAACCAGGAAGAAGCCCAAAAGATAGCAAACGAAATAACAGGCGCTTTTAAACGTAGATAATGCATTTAGACTTATTTCTCCGAGGTAAAATTGAATTTGTAGCTTTATGGGAAGCTCACGTACAAGCGCAATATTTAAGATTTAGAAGAACTAATATAAAAACTGGAAAAGAAGAAGATAAAATTGTACAACTCGGATTGAGAAAAGGACTTTTTGGGAGTTATGAACTAATTTTCCCTCGAGAAGCACTAGCAGAAGTTTTAGCAATGCTCGGAGCTAAAAACATAACTGGAAGTTTTACAAAACCGAATTCTTTATTTTATAAAAGTGGTAAATTTGTAATGCAAAATCTTTTCGGAGATAAAGCAATTCCTAAAAAAATATGGAAAGAAGCAGAGGAATTAAAATCTAAAACTAGCATGGTGATAACTGGACGTGAAAGAGCAATGGCAGATTGTAAAACTCCTGGGGTAACAGTTCACATAATCGGAATTAAAGAAGATAAATTCGGAACTGCCGACGGGATTTATACACATGAGCTTCTTTAATTTTAAACGATTTTCTGTAATAAAAGAGCAACAGCTAGCCCTAGAAATCGAACAGACGGCACTTTTACAAGAGATTAGAGATTTACTTAAGAAACGAAAAGTTTAAATAGTATGTGTTTATTGAATAAGCATGGCAAGAGAGGCAGTACTAAGAGACACGAACATTAAGACTTCTAAAAGATATACATGTGCAACTTCAACAGGAATTGCAAAAGGAACTTTCTTAAAAGTTGCTGATCCTTATACAGCTTCTGCTTCCACAGGTACAGCAGATGTTTTTATTGGTTTTGCTCATGCAGACGTAAACAGATCCACAGATACTTCTTTTAATACAGAAACTTCCGTAACAGCAGACAAAGGCGGAATTTATGAATTAACAGCAAGCGGAAATATCACCGTAGGCGACTACGTTGTTACAGCCGCGCCAGGTAATTATGTTATGACTGCAACAGCTACGCAAGTAGCTTCAACACAAAGAGTAATTGTTGGTGTAGCTTTAGAAACTGCAACAACTAATGAAGTAATAAATGTCGAGGTGCTTCCTTAAATGGCATTCTACGAAACAGGCGCAGACTTGATAAGGGCAACAGCTTACGATACAGCAATCAAGCAAATAGCACAATATTCTTATAAAATGAAGCAATTAGTCTCGGTTGCAACTTCTGGATCCTGGAAGAATTATTTCTTTAGAGAACAGACAAATATTCCAACAGATCAAAGCGGAAATGCAATTCGTGGAATACCAAGAGGAGCAGATTTTCCAAACGCAGTTTTATCCTGGGAACAAGTTAATTCTTTAATACAGAAATATGGTTTAAGCTCTTCTATTGATCATGAAGATATAATCACTAACAACATAGACGTTAGAAACAGAACAATATTAAGAATTGCTGAAGGAGTTGCTAAATCCGTAGACACTACAATCTTCCAAGTAATATCTAGCGACACGGGAATTTTAACAGGATCTTTAACTGGCGGATATTGGAACCAAACAAGCGGAGCAATCGTAAAAGACTTAGCAACATTAAAAGCACAAGTTAAGGCTTATTATGATCAAGCAAGCGATTTCGCAATAGTTATCAATCCAACAGCTGAGCCACATGTTTTACACTATCTTTATGAAAAAGGAGCACAAGCTACAAGCGTTGGCGAAAAGGCATTTAATGGTCAAATTGGATCACCTGCTGGCGTTAGAATAATTACCTCCGCAGTTGTACCCGCAAGCTATGCTTTATTTGTAGTACCTCAGACATGCGCAACATGGAGAGAAGTTATGGCATTACAAACTGATGTAGAAAGCGTAAAATTCAAAGGCGATAAAATCACAGCTTGCGAATATGGTGTTTGTGAAGTACACGAGCCAAAGCAAATTGTTTCTATGCAGATTTTGATTTAGATAAATTTATTAAGTTTGTTTATCAATTATTCTTATGACACACAGAGCTGAAAATTTTGACGACATCTTCGAATCGAATGTTTTTATAAAAAAGAATTGCCAAGCGGATAAGTTTATCGGGGACGGATCTGGGCTAACCAATTTACCCTCTGGTGGTTCACAAACTCCATGGACTTCTGATATTGACGCGGACAACTACGATTTAAATGACGTTGGAAATGTTAACGCCGTGCAGACTATTGGCTCGGAAATGATTGCAAATAATAGCTTTGCAACAGACACTTTATTTACAACAGAAAACGGCACGATAACATGGGCGGCAGGAAGTTACACATTTTTAGCAAGTGCAATAAAAAGCCAAGCGTTTTCAGATATGCTTATCACACCATCGGCAGGAGTTAAAAGGTATAAATACGAGTTTTCTGTGTCGGCTTATTCTGGTAGCACACCCGTCTTTTATCCACTCTATCCAAACAATCCCTCAATCGCAATCACAGCAACGGGGGTTTATTCGGGTGAGGCAGATGTCGAGATAACAGACCCGTTTAAATTCGGTGGTGGTGGCTCGGGAAACAGCTCAATTACAATCGATTATATTTCGATTAAAGAAATAACAAACGGAGACATAACAGCCGACCATAAAATGTATGCAGATAATTTTGTAAGTACTGGTGGCACATCTTCGCAGTTTGTCAAAGGAGACGGAACTCTAGACGCTTCAACTTATTTAACAGATTTAAGCACGCAAACAACTGATAACTTAACAGAGGGTAGCACAAACAAATATTTTAACGGCAAGACCACGGACGATTTAACAGAGGGCTCGACAAACAAGTATTTTAATGGAAAAACAACAGATGATTTAACAGAGGGTAGCACAAACAAATATCTCGCTTCACTAACGGGTGCAGATGTCACAACAGCTTTGGGCTATACTCCCTATTATCAAAAAACAACCTCGTCCGCAGTTGACAGCATAGACTTTGGTGCTCAAACTTATACAACAATAACGGTGGTGACAGATGTTAGTTAAAATTACAAAGTGTTTGAGATGCAATAAAGTCTTAAAAGATTGTGTTTGCGTTGGACGACAGACAGACGGCAAGTTTATTAATCCCGTTGTGCAGTTTACGCGTGAGCAACTGATTGCTCTAATTGACGAAAGAATAGAATTAAAAAAATAAAAAAATAAATTTGTTTTTGTTAGAATTATTTTTTAGGTCTAACCGTGAATTTTTTCTTATCTATGTGCACAATTTCGAATTGTTTTCCAATCCAATTTTTTGTGTCTATTCCAAAAGCGTCTTGTAATATTTTGCCATGCGTATTAGATGGACTAAATATTTTTCTTTTGCCTTCTATTTCCACATCGATATTTATCTGATCTGATTTAAAGCTCTCGTTCCAAACAACTTCGCCTTCATTTAAGATCGTTGCAATATCGCCGTCTTTTGTGCTAGCACAATTAAGATATTTTCCGCTAAAATCTGGTATAATTTTATTTACCTCCTTTAAATTTAGTTATCATTATAGGATCAGAAAACCTTTTAATCGCATAGATAAACGCGAAAAAGATTAATATGGCATAAATTAAATCGTTCATTTTAGTTTATTTTCTCCGATTTAAATATTATTGACAAATTGTGTAATCCCGAAGACATTGCCATTTGTAATTGTGCGCAACTTCTTTCATCACCTAGTGTTCTACATGTTGCACACGTTCCACCTTTCTCGAAATCATTTTTCAAATATCTTTCTATCCATATTTTTCTACCACAACCCCTGCAAGTTGCTTTTATAATACATGGCTCTTCTGGATTTGGTTTTAACATAATTTCTCCCCGAAAATTTTATCTATTTTTCTGTTTTTGGTTGGTTTAGTTGTTCTAATTCTTCTTTTATTACTGCTATTGCCCATCTTCTTTTTTTATTAGTGTTTTCATCTCCCGCATTTGGGCTAAATCGTTTTTCTAATCTCTCTAAAATTTCTTGTCTTTGCTTTTGCAGTAAGTTTGATGTGTCAGGAGAATTACCATCTCCGTTTATTGCTCGTGAGCTTTTAGGCTTAGCAACGTCTCCCTTCGGAGCGGTTGATAATAAAGCAATATTATCATTAGCCCTTTCATTCTCCTGACTTTGAATATTTTTTATCTCGGCTATTGCTTGTTCGATTATGGCGATTATTTCTTTACATTTTGGACAATAA